GCTCCAAATATTAGAAAAATCAATATCAAATGATAACGAACCTAAATCTATGTTTTTCGTCTTCTCCTGCACATCACTCAGCGCATCAGCAAGGCCCTCCGCATTATCCACATCGGTGCTTGACACCACGCTTGAAGCAAGCGTACCTGAATTGCCCGACAGTCTATTAAGCTCGTCAAAGCCCGCAAGACTGCGTTTTACGCTGTCTGTCAGATTATCTGTGCTTTCTGCAACATCGTCAACGCCTTCGGCTGCTTTGCACGCCGCCTCATTCTCTTTATTCAGCTTTTCGGAACTGTCATCTATGCCCTCTGTGCCTTTATTTGAGGCTATGCCAAGCAGCGCCAGCGCACCGACTATTATTCCTATCCAGCCCATAGTCGCTTTTAATGCGCTTGCATACGTCCACTGCTTTGGTATAAGTATGTTCAGCACGCCGGTATATGCAAGTTTAGCGGCTCTCATAAGCCTTGTTGCCGCTGTTACAGCCGGTATTGCCACAGCCATACCGATAGCGATTTTTAGCATTGTCTGCTGTGCAGGTGTTGCCGCTTCGACCTTTGCCTGTATATCCGCTACAATACCACCAAGCCCTCCGACAGCTTCTGCTACCGTCATTATAACAGGCTTTAATGCACTAAGAGAGCTTGACAGCACAGGGAGGACGCTCTGAACAAGCGGCAGGAGCGCTGTGCCGGCTTCTGCGGCAAAATCCTCAAGTTCTGCCTTGAATGTCGTAAGCGCACCCGAATAGGTATCGTTTTCCTTTGCGTAGTTGCCTGCCGCATATTCCGACTTATCAAGGAACATCTGCATAGCGGCATTGACCTTCTGCTGTGTGGTTTCCAGCTTGCCAAGACCTTTTTCCTGTGCGTATATCTGCAGGTTCGTGTCGTTTATGGCAACACCGAGATTATCCATCATTGTAAAGTTGCCCTTTGCCATACCTGCAACCGCTTCCATAGCGCTGTCAACTGATATACCCATAATACTTGCTACATCAGATGCTCGTTGCATAGACTGCGTTACCATGTCGGCAGACTGTGCCACAGAAAAGCCCGACCCCTGAAAGAGCGAACCCATTTTTGTGGCGGTCGCAAGATACTTGCTCTGTGAAAGTCCAAGCGAAGAAGCGGCAGTTTCTGCGGTTTTCTGAATCGTGCCGGCATAATTTTTGAACACCGACTCCGAACCGCCTATGTTCTGCTGGAGGTCACCTGCAAGGCTGATAGCATTCTTTATCATTGCACCGAAGCCAAGCGCAGATAATCCCGAAGCAAGTGTCTTAAAAGCACTCAGCGTTCCGGCAGAGGTGTCTTCCGCCTGCTTTTTTACATTAACAAGGTTTTCATTCACCATTCGTATCTTACGGTCAAAATCATCCTTGTTTGCACTGACTATAACGTTCAGTTCTTCTACTGTCACTTACTGTACCTGCCTTTCGTAGCCGCCGCATATTCAGCCATATTCTGCTTTGATAACTCCCAGTCCGACACGGGTATTCCCTCTGACTTATCACGTCCGTACAGCTTAGGAAATGCCTTTTCAATGCTGTGCGGATATTGCCTTGGTGCGTTGACACCTATGAAAACAAGCTGACCGATGCTATAAGCAAAGGCACACATCAAGCGTTCGTTAAGCTCGGTGTGTGCCTTGTCATATTCATTTTTTGCCTGTATCGCCTGTGTTATTTCCCGTACCGATAAGTCCCAGAAATCTTTATGTGTTATTCCTGCCGTCAGTGCCGGGCGGTAGAGATTTGCTATCAGCTCTCCTGCACTGCTCCACTCTCTGCCTTTTCTGCGAGCGCCAGCAGTTTTTCTGCCTGCTGACGCTTGAAAAAACCCGACACCGTAAGCGTCTTGAAGAGTATTTCCGCCATATCCGAAATGTCGCCGCCTGCGTCTATGTAATCGTCATAGATCTCCTGCGCCTTTCTGATGTCGATATTCGCCTGAAAGCGATTTAATGCGCCCCACAGATACAGCGTTACTGTTTCGAGCTTGTCAAAATCCGCCATACCCGCAACAAGCGACTTGCCTGTTTTCTTCTCGATCTCGATCGCCGATGAAGCCGAGATTTTGAGCTTGTACTCAGTGTCACCGATTTTCAGTGTTTCATAGGGTAATCTGTTTTCTTCCATTTTAATATCCTCCTTAATGGAAATTGTAGTAATGTATAAAAATACCGCTCCTTTCGGGGCGGTAAAATTATTAAGTTTTGTGCAATTTACTGCACGTTTATAAGCATTCTACTTTATCATCGCCTTCGGACGATTTTGCACTTGCCCAACATTTGCCTAATGTCAACGCATTATGTATAGTAGCCGCAAGGGTAACTCCTTTACGAGTGTAGCCCATCAAGTTCCAGCAAAAATCATAAGATTTGCTCTCTATGCTGTCAAAATAAACAAATTTGCACGAGTTATTCTCTTTGTGTGCATCAACCGCACTGATTATGTTTTTCCCAAAAAGTTCAATCATAGTTTTGCGTGGAATAACATCATCGCCTGTCATATTGATGCTGTACTTATCGAACAGTTCATCAATATCACAAGTGGTAAGTGCTTTTTTCTCACGATACTCCGGGAACGGATTTTTCGGCTTTAGCGGCACTATCTCAAAACAACCGGGCAACGCTATATGCTCACCAAGCATTTTTATTATCTTAGTAAAACCGCTTTTAGTAACAATAAAAAGCTGCGCCGACATTTTGGGAACGCTCGGATTCTCTGTTTTAAATGCTCTGAGTTCATCGTCTTTCAAAAGGAAATAGTCCTTGTCTTTTATCGTCTGATGTATGCAACTGTTTATCACATAACGTTCTTTATGCGTAAAATAACACATATCCGCAGATGTCAGCACCGGCTCTCCCCTGTACGTTTTGTCGTAATAGTGATACTCTGCTGTTTCAAGCGTCAACTGCTCTGTGTCGGGCTGTTTAACATTTCCGTGTACAGCTTTCGGTACAACGTCCTCAAATACCCACTTTTCAAATGCCATAGCAGACGGCAGCTTGCTGTGGCAGATAAGACGGTAAACATCAGCTTCGGGAATGAAACTGACCTCTAACTGCTTACTTGGGGACTGTGGGTGAGGTATACGGCGTTTTACCGTACACCTGCAATGAGCTGATATAGCATCGTTCGGTCTTGCATAACCTAACGCCTTAGCCACATCGGAACCACACCAAAGAGTAGGTGTACCACTTATCTGTCTTATTGTTCCGAACTGTTCATTTGTCTTTGCGATAATGTTTTCCATAATAAACTTCCTTTCTAACTTGACAGGAAGGCTCTATCCGAGTATAATAGATTTCAGATAGAGCAATCTGTCTTGTGGATAGAACGTTTGCGACTTTGGTGAGGGGCAACGTTCTATTTTTTTTCTAATAAAAGGTGTATGCCTCTGCGAATAGCCTCTCCTTTGGTTATTCCGTGTTCAATACAATATTGCTGTAATTTTTTTTCGGTTTCAATGTCAAGTCTTACACTATATCGTATTCCCTTTGGGTTATCCGCTTTTGGTCTACCTGTTCTTGGCGACATATCTTCACCTCACTTTTTGTCACACCTATATTATACTTTGTGTGTGACAAAAAGTCAAGAGGTTTTTAAAAAAAATTTTTGCATAAGAAAAGCACACCCTCTCAGATGTGCTTAATCTTATACCTCACCGCTTACTCATCAATGCAGTATTCGTGCGATACTCGCTATGTTAAGGAACATTACAGCAAAACCGATTATCGAGATAATCAGGAAGAAAAGCGCAACACTCTTGATTGACTTCACATCTTTTCTCATTCTTGCCTGCTGTGCGTGTTCACCCTCAAGCTCACTTACAAGCTGTTCGAGCTTGTCATTTGTTCTTGCATTCTCGATAAGTAATAACTGCGTGATTTCATCGTTCGATTTAATCTCGTAGTACTTGTTCTCCTTGCCGCAGAAATATACGTTATCGGGCAATTCTCCGCCGCTTGCTTTTATTTCGGCACAAGCCGCCTGTACGTTTTCGCCGCAAGGTTCACCTACAACATAGTTGTAGTGGTTAAGGTAGTTTTCTAATTGCTTAGTCATTATATTCCCTCCGTGATACTATATTTGTATCTATAATACCACGAAGGGTTATAAATGTCAAGTTATGCCGCAGTTACGTCCTCAAGCTCTGTAAGAGGTGTGCTTCTAAGCGTGAATTTCAGCGCCGCATTGACCTCTGCCGCAGAACGCTTTACCGATACCTTTGAGCTCCACTGATAGCCCGTATTATCCGGATAAATCAGCTTGAACCACACGGTTGCGTTCGATGTCTGTAACGCTCTCAGCGTGGAATACGCCGCCGCTACGTCCGCTTCCGACACGGCAGGATTTTCATCTTCATCGTTATAAAAGAACGTGAAGTCCAGATCGCCGTAGTCCTTGACACCGGGTATGTAGCGCTTTGAGCCGTCTGCCAGGTTCGTCACATCGACCTTTTCAGGGTCGCCGCCCATATCGGGAGTTGACTGCAAGCCGTAAAGCGTCTTAAATGTGCCTGTCTTTGTGTCGGCATACTGTAATTTTGTGCCTTTTGATAAAAGTTCCATAATAATTTTCCTTTCTGCTTAAGGGCTATAAACCCTGTGATTCAGTTCATCTATTTTTGCGGAAAACCGCATACATTTACGTTGTAATTCGCCGTCCGGCATCATCTGTCCGAATATACGGCGAAAGCCTTTCGATACCATTACAGCGCTTATCTGTGCCGACATATCAGCTACGACAGCAGGCGTGTCTGCCTTATCCCATATATCGATCTGTACCGCGATGACCGACAGCCGCTCCACACCGTGAAGTACGGTGTCGCTCTGATTTGCTATCTCACTTAACGTTATGACGGGAAAATCAGCTGTGGTGTTGGGAAACTGCAATTCCACCGTGCCTATGTCGGCAAGCATATCAGCAATTGTGGGTATAATATCTATCATGCCATTGCGCTCCTTATCGCCCTTGCAAGCTCAACCTTGCAGGACTTGAAAACATACTCCCTGTTACCAAGCAGTGCAGGATAAAGATACGGTTTCGGCGGTGCGCCGTTTGTTGTGTGCCAGTTGCCCTTTGCGTCCTTGTATCTCCACGACTGCATTGTATGTGGAATACCGGGTGCGCCGAGCTGACCTGTGCCGAACTCTACAAACATGGCATATTCAACGTTTGTGCCGACCGCCCAGACCTTAGGTTCGAGATGTTCTGTAGAGATACTGCCTTTCAGTCTGCCTGTATCATACGGGCAGTTTACCTTTGCGTCACGCTTTATCTTCTGAACGCCCTTACCTATGCCCTTGTCTATTGCCGCATCTACGCTTCCGCCGAGCCGTCTGAGTTTTGCCATTAAACTTTCAAGTCCTTCGATTGACATTTCCATATGCTTATGTCCTTTCTGCCGTTGCGCTGTCGTGCATAGTATAATGTGAAACGGAGAGTATCTTATAATCCGATCCGTCACACCTTACTATATCTCCGACTTTAAGCATGTCTTTATCCGTTGTTGCTATCGTCAGCATACCGTGTATTCTCTCGCCGTACAGTTCGACAGAAACGCTGTCGGTTACCGGCTTTATAACAGCGGATATTGTCGCTACCTGTTTAAGCTCCGATACCGTTCCCACATAGTCGCTTTTCTTTGATACCTTGCGATACACCGCAAATGTTCTTGTATCAACCGTCATCATTCGCACGGATAACACCGACCTTTCGGGGATAATTCTGTAATCGTTTCTGTAAATCGGGCGGCAGATCGGATACAAAGGAACGGGAAATACCGCCCTCGCTGCGAGCGGTTTCTCCCTCTGCTCCCTGTCTGTTATAGGCTATAACCGCAAGCTCTGTCTGCACGCCGATAAGCCTTGCAGGCAGTTCATCTCTGCCGATAACATCAAGGATAGTGTCCTCTGCACTGTCAAGAAGCACGGCAAGCAGTCCGTCCTGCTTTTCATCGGAAATACCAAGACGGATTTTAAGCGTTTCCAGTGCTGTCATTGCTTTTCTCCTTACGATGACGACTTAGGCAGTATCTTAATGCCGGTCAGCACGCCTGCTTTTTTGGTGTTCTTGAGCGCAACACCGGCGATAAGCTCAACATCACCTTTCTTTACCGCTCCGGGAGCTGTGAGGTCGGGCATATAAGAGGATATTACCTTTGTACCTGTAGGCGAAATACCGTGAAAAGCGTCAAGACCTATCTTTATTGCGTAAATATCCGTTGTACCGTAAGCGGTAGTTGAAGGCGTTGTTGTGTCAACAATATCTACCGAAGCCGTACCGTTGTAATATTCGCCACAGTCAAGCAGTGCTATGCCGTTGTAATATTCAACAGGAGTACCGAATGAATCTTCGTTTCTGCTGTAATAGCCTGCTCTCCTTGCACACGCTCTGAGTTTTGCCAGCATTTTTCCGTTCATAAGGAGCATATCGGGCTTGCCGTCAAGAAGTGAAAGGAAGCTGTCAAGCTCATCAAGGAACGCATTATAGTTAGTATCGGTAAGTGCCGATGTTGAAAGATCCGCCGTTGACGTTACCTTTGTGTCTGCTGTTGAAAGTATCTTCTTTAATCCGTCAAACGTGCCTGTTACATAGCCTGCGCCCGAAGCGGCAGATGTGCCGTTAATAACAAGGTTCGTAAAATAATTGGACGTTGCCTTTATCTTCTGCTCTGCCTGGAATGCGAGCTCATCAACTGCGCCGCTTGTGTTGGCTATAACTCTGTCAACCTCAAACGAACCACCCATGATTACCGCTTCCGTTGTTTTCTTTTCTCTCTTTGCTTCGCTTGCCGTGTACTCACTGTTTATGGTACGCACCGAAGCGGTAGCAGGTGTTTTGAGCTGTACATATCCGTATGACAGCGTTGAACCGTTCGTGCCGGGTGAAATTGAATTATCAAATACAAGTCTGTCAAGGAGAAGGCTTGAACGTCTGAATGTGTCGATTACCTGCTGATCCACCTTATCAGCCATACCGACTTTTGCTTCTGCGAGTGTGATTGCCATAATTTTTTACCTCTTTCTGATTATTTTCCTGCCTGCTTCATTCTCAGGGCTTCGGCAAGAGAGGCAGGTTCAGTTTTGCCCTTGCCCGATGCGCCTATTTTCGGCGGATTGCCCTTCATTCTTTCGTTGACCGCACATTCAACGGCTTCGGCAAATGCCTTGCTGACCGTTTCAATGCTCGTCTTGCATTCATCCGCACCGGTATAGTCAAGCACAGCGGCAAGCCCTACGGGAAGTCCCTTATCCGCAAGCTGTACCTTAGCTTCCGCCATAAGCTCACGCCTTGTAACCTCCGCCTCACGCTTTGCAAGCTTTTCCTCAGTCTGTTCGCGCTGGTACTCGGCTTTCTGCTCTGCGTTCATTTTTTCGAGCTTCTTCGCCTCCGAGAGTTTCTCGTCTGCGTCCTTCTGCCACTTTATTTTTGCTGTTTCCAGTGCCTTGCTTACACGCTTGTCAAACTCAGACTGCATATCCTTGTCCTTTAGCATATCGTCAAAGGTTGGCTTCTGCGATGCGTTATCCTGAGCGTCACCGCCGTTATCGGCAGTCTGATTGCCGGGAACGTTTGCGCTTGTGCCACCGTCCCCCTCGCCCTCTGCGAAGTGCTGTAAGCCAATGAAAATTCTTCTGTTGTTCATGTTTCTGTCCTTTCTCCGCCCACTGCGTTCATTGCCCACAACGTTCGGAATAAATTGTTTTTGGGTATAAAAATACCGCTCCTTTCGGGGCGGTAAAATTATTAAGTTTTGTGCAATCAATTGCACACGGGTATAAGAAAACCGCTCACTGCTGTGGGCGGTTTACTGAATGCGACCCTTTCTTCTTAGCTCTTCTACCTCTGCTTCCGTTAATTTTCTCGGGCAGGGCGGAGCCGATATACGCACTATAAAAGCTTCGTATGCCGCTTTTTCTTTTTCTTTTACGGTAAACTTTTTTCTCATCTAATCAACTCCAATTCAATAGAATTATTCCCTTTCGCAGTTACTTTAAATACAGATTTTTTATCTATAAGGAATTCTCTTTGAGAAGGAAAGGAACTCAATTCTTCGATATAAGCGCCTTTTGCTCCTTTGGGAACTTTAATTTTTATAACAAAAGGCTTTTTTAACGCTCTTCCTTCAATTACAGATGTGCTGGTGAACTGCTCCTCAATTACATAATCTCCAACTTCATATTTGATATAAGGGTTAAAATCAAGTGTTCTGTAACAAACTATATCATTTTTCAATTTGAATTTAGCTATTGCTCTCGATATTAAATCCGAATATCTCTTGAGGGTGGCGTCGTTATTTATGTCACCACGCAACATAGCATTTAACCTTCTGAACAGTTCCATTCCTTTTGGATCTATACTGTTCTTTGTATATTTGCGGATAGCTGCCTTTTCTTTCTTAGTAAGCGATTTAATCCATTCAATGGACTTCTTACGTAATATATTAACAACGGATTCTTTAGGCAACGGATTAAAATTCTTATCTGATTTTATTATACCACTTTCCCCCGATTTGTCAACACCATCCCCTGCAAACCTCATCGGTTTATCCGCCTTGACTTTATCCACACTTCCTGCAACGTACCGCCACTTGCCGTTCTCGCCCTGCTGTAAATTCCGCTCCCACTCGTCAAAGTCAACATCTGCGCCTATCTCATCGCCCGGTTCGGCAAGCTCCTTATCAAGATCCTCCTCGCTCGGCAGGACTGGGAGCGTTGTAGAACGGCAGAACGGATGCATAGGCGGAAGATTTACACCTGCCTGTGCGCTGTTGCGCTTAAACACCTTACCGTCAAGTTCACGGCATAGATCGCTTGTGCGGCTGTCAAGGGAGGCGGAAAACTCGTATTCGTCAATGTCAAGTTCTTGGTAGCCGTACAGCTCCGCCATATTCGCAACGCAGGTGGTTTCCGTCCGGACAAGCCTGCGTGCCTCGAAAGCGCCGACACCGCAGCGGTTCATTATATCGTCCGCCATGTGCTGCTCGGACTTTCCTGCCATAATGCCCACAAGCATATCGTGCTTTAGCCCGTCCGCAAGTGCGTTTGTGTTATCCCAGACACGCTCGGAGAACATCTGACCGCTCCAGTTGGTTGACAGGATAGCTTTCACACGGCTTTCGGGGATTAAATCAAAAGCCGCACGATAATCCGCACCCTTCGTCACATTGAAAACCGTCTGCATATACGCATTCTGAACTATATCACCCAGATGCGCCGTATCAACGCCTATTTCGGCGTTTGCAAGGCGTGAGCACATATCACTTATCTTGCTGTCAAGCTCATTTAAACGTCCTATTCTGTGGGCGTATGCAGGCGATGATAACAGAGTTTCAAGTTCCTGCTTCTTCTGCTCATCGGCGCAGGCGGCAAGAGCGGTCTTCATCTGTTCAAACATCGACTTATCCGGTGCATTTTTGAGCATTGTTTCGGCTTCGGCAATACTCAGTTCAAACTTATCTGTAAAGGCGTTAAAAACGTCATTCGCTTCCCCTTGCAGATACCGTGCTGTTGCGTAATAAGCCTTACCGAGCGTATCGGCGGTGCTTTCCGCTTTTGCCGTGTAGCTTACCATTCGTCCTGCGGCTCTGTCCTCCCAGTATTTCTTACTCGGATTCTTCATTGCTTTCGCCCCTTGCAAGCGGTGTGTTCATAAACATCTTCTGCTGTGCCGCTATAGCGTCCTGCTTCTGCTGTCGGAGTTCTTCAGCGGCACTCTGAGGATCTTTAACAAACGGCAGGAGCGACAGCAGTGTTTCCTGCGGCACTTTACCGTCAAGCGTTGCCACCACCTGGGATAATTCAAGCTCATTTTGAGGGAGCGAGCGTGTAAAGGTTATATCTATCAGCTTCGGGTCAATATAACCGCCCTTTATACCGATTATGTTTGACAGGCATTCAAGGCGGTAACGTAATCCCTCGGTGAAATACCGCTCTTTCGTCTTGGTAATCTGCTCAAGGTTCAATAGCTTATATTTCATTGCAACACCGGAAGCATTCCCTGCAAAATTGTCGTCCGACATATCGGGTACGCCCGAAATCTTGTGAATATCGGTAACAATGCTCTTTCTCAGCACTTCCACGCTTGCTTCATCAAACTGCCGTGTCAGAAATCCTATCTCACCGTCCTGCGACAGTTCTACAACCCTGTTGCGCTGAATATCGCTGTAGGTTTCAGCCTTTTCATCATCTGTTTCGCCGAGTATCTGACCTTTGATGTACATTAAGCTGTCTACGAACTGCTCCTTATCATTGACCCTGTCTGACTGCAACGTATTATATGCGTCAATAAGGCTTATGACCTGCTCGAAATCGCCCTGTCGCTGACCGTCATTATAGATCTCATTCAGCGGTACTTTGCCGAAATAGTGCGGTACCGCCTCGCCCTCCGATTTAAGTCCGAAGTTGCTCGTAAGTTCAAAGTCCTGCGTTATCGTATCGGTCATAAGCTGACACTTGAAGCACTTTGGCGTACTGTTGCCCGGCTCGAAAACGGGGTAATAATACACCGCAAATACGGAATTTTGCTCCACCGTATCATCATAAACGACAAATGCGGACAGCGGAGTGATACGGGCAAGCTTCGGACAGCTGTCAGCGTCCATATAGATAAGTTCGTATGCTCTGCCGAATATTGCGGCATCGAGTGCCAGGTCTGCGTCCTGCGTACTGCTGTCGGCATAAGAAAGGCAATCGGTTATTGCCGTAATATCCGTATCGTCTTTACCGCTGTAAGAAACAGGAGTAGCTATCAGATACGAAGATGTGAACTTTGCGATATATGCGGCGTGATTTATCATAACACGGTTGTTGCTCAGCATATCGTCACTTTTGCGTCTGTCGCAGATGTGCTGTCTGCCGCAGTAGTAATTATCCAGCATAGCAAGACGTGGCATTTCGTACTTATCGTGCTTTTCTATGTAATCCCGTGCTACTTTCGGCGTTATCATCTCCGCCGTTTTATCTGTTGTAAAAATCGGTGATGTTATCATAAAATCTCCTTAATAAATGCCTAATTTCCGCTTGCTGAGCGTTGATTTCACTATCTTTTTGCCGATATAGTCTTCGAGGGCATAACGGATAGCGTCTATAGTGTGATTGTTCTTGTCGGGGAAGTCCGCTTTCAGCTCGCCCCTGCTGTCACGATCAAGCTCATATTCGTTGAACTCACGGGCGGCATTCGGGCAACGTGTACTGTCAATAACGATCTCCTCGAGGTTTTGCAGCCACGTTATACCGTGCTCGACGCTTCCCGGACCTTTGATAGCTGTTCGTATGCGAAGACCTCTGTCCCTCAGCTCATCGTTTGAGCGTGGCTCGGCAGACTCGGCGATTATTGTGCCGTTTTGAGTGTTTTCCTTGCGGATTGCGTTTGCAATAACGTCATACTTTGCGGCGCACCTGAAAAATTCGTAAAAAATAAACAGCCTGTTTCGCTTGCTGTCGAAATGAGCTGTTATATATACAAACGGGTCTGCGCCGTAACCCCAGTCTATGCCACGCTTGATATGATCGAATGACTTTATTTCCTCGTCCGTGATAGGGCGGATAACAACGTTTGTGAACACCTCTGCGCCTGTTCCCATAACCTCGCCGAGATATTCGTGACGGTAATGGTCGGGGTTGATTTCCTCAAGGTGCTTTGCTTCAATCAGAAACTGCTCGCCCAGCCATTCGGGCGGCACAGAACGATAGTCGCTGTGATGTACGATTTTGTCGTCCTGCGGTACAAGAACCTCGCTGTTTATCCAATTACGCTGCGATTTTGGCGGATTGAACGTGTAAAAAACCGTGAAAGTTTCTCCGCCGCGTAGCAAGGACTGATTTATCGTGCGGATTTCCTCAATACCGTTAAATTCATCAGTTTCCTCATACCAGACATACCGAATGTATCCGCTCCTAACCTTAGTCGATTTCAGCTTTTTAGGCTTATCAGCTCCGCGGAAGATAATGCGCTGACCTGTCGGAACGTAAACCAATTCAAGGGGTGAAAGCTTTTCCTGCCAGTAACGTTCTACTCCGAGCTTTGATATTGCCCACAGGAGCTGCTCATAAACGCTGTCCTTAAGATACAAGCCCACTTTGCGGATAACAACCGCATTTGCTTCGGAATTTCGCATAATGCCGGTGATCAGTTCCTCAGAAACAAAAGAGGATTTCGTTGAGCCTCTGCCGCCCTTAAGCCAATAGTGGGTGTGCTTGTCCTGTTTGATGTCCTTGTGCAAATCGTAGAACGAGGGCGCAATAACCTCGCTGAGCCTAACAGTCGTCAATGATTTTCACTCCCATATCCCCCGATACATCGACCTTCTGCGTGTACTCCCCCGTCATCTTATTCAGCGTATCAATAGCTCTGATACGGTCCGACAGCTCGTTCTGTTTATCCTTAGCTATATCGGAAAGTATCGCCTGCCGTTCTCTTGCCGTCATTATTCGGGCTGTCTGGGCGGCTTCGGTTAATTCACGGATATAGTCTGCTATGTTAGTATTTTTTAGTAATTTGTCAGCGTTCTGACCTGCGTATTTCTCGCTGTATCCTGCCTGTATCGCACTCTGGGCGGCGTTACCGCACTGAGCGTAGTATTCGGCGAATTTCTTCTGTCTCTCGGTCACGGTAACACCGTCCTTTCTTTTCTTTTGTGTATAAAAAATAGCCGCTCCGGTTAGGGAGCGGTTGAAAGTTAATTATTCAGGAAGAATTTGCTGTTTGTTGTCTTTACCAAAGGTTGAATAAACTTTCTTTATGCTATACTTCGTTGTGTCTTCAATAGGCTTTCCATATTTGTCTTTTTTATATTGCAGAGCAACTAATACTTCTAGACCTATTCCGGCAAACAAGTTAATATTACCTTCGTCAAAATTATCTTTCCATTGTTCATCTTCTATTCTTGCTTCTATTGTCCTATTTTCGCTTGTTTTAAATGTCCACCTGCTATTACCTCTCATTACTGGCTTTATAACAATCAAGCGCATTCGCTGTTCTGAGGTATAGAAACAATCTTCAGCAATGTGATCGTTAGGTGCACATATATCTTCAAATTGAGCTTTATCAACTTTTACAAACTCTTTTCCGTCTTCTCCGCTTATTGAAAAGCAATTTCGATTTGAGTTTGAAAGTGAATTGCCAATATTTATTACAGAATTACGAACGGTTGAATTTTCAAAAAATACAGCACCTCTGTTATCTGTCACGTAAACATTTCCGTTTTTGTTTTCTATATGCACACCATCATCCCTCTCTACGATAGATTTTGGCGGATTCTGATGCAAATGCGCTTTTATTTTAAACCACTCTCCAACAGTTTCAAGAGTGGTCTTTATCACATTAACGCCACCTGCAACGGCATCGAAAGTTTGTAATGCTGGAGCTATAGCAAGCAATTCTGTTATAAAACTTCCTGTTTTAGCACTAACAACTTTTAAATCACAATTGCAGTCACTTCCGGAAGCTATAGTTATCAGATCATTCAAATTCAACAACTGAATAGCTAAATCTTTTGCACTGATTCCTTCTTCTCCGCCTATGTATAATTGAAATTTATATTCCTGTGAAATCGTATCTATGCTATCCGTATAAACGCACCCCCAAAAATCACCAGTTTTCTACATTATAACCGATTATTTTGGAGGTGTCAACAATTTATTTATATTTTGTCATTTTAAATTATAACACCCTTAAAACGAACAAAACGAACAACATTAACGCAAATACCGATTTATTCGCATTCTCACACTGTCGGGTGTGTTATCTCCGCCGATTTCTACGGCAGTTCTCACCATTGTATAGCCTTGTATGTACCTGTAGTAGAACATATCTCTCGTCTGCTCGTCTGGGATGTCATCAATAAACCGTTCCACCTCTGCTTTTTGTGCTTTTAGTTCGGACAGTCTTCTTTTCTTGGCAAGGTGTGTATCGTTATCCGGAACGCCGGTAATCGTGACGCTATGTTTGACATAGGGGTACTCGCTCTGCGAACCCTGCGTGCTGTCGGTTACTGCCGCATCGTTCAACTCTGATTCAAGCTGCTTGATACACTTGCAGGTGTAGCGGTAATCTTTAAGTTCTTGTTTGGTCATTGTACCTCCTCCATATTCACGACAGACAAGCTGTCCGCTTTTCTGTCTTTAAGCTCAAGCACATAATACCAGCCTCTTATCTTGCTGTAACGGGATATAACACCGCTTATTGTGTATTCGGCGGTTATTCCTCCGTGTGTATGCCTTACGGTCTGACCGCTTATCATAGCCTGCTGAACTTCGTCTATCGTCATTTCAGCACCTCGACCTTGATATATATTCCGGGATTTGCCGCCCAGAACTTTTCGCATATCTCGCTTGCGACAAGCGCATCATCAGTCCAGAACCCGCAAACAGTCATGCAGTCCTTCAGCATTTTCTGAAGATTGTCGGTATCTGGCTTCGTTATACGATACTCTCCGTCTTTGTGCTGTTCTTTCGGGAACAGCCACTTTGTCGTCAGCCTTACGCCCTTTTTATACGGCTTGTCGGGTTTATGCTGAGAAAGGTACGCTGTCAGTTTAGCCTTCGCTGATCTGACTTCGGGCGGATCATAGAATATCGGCTTGCCGTGAGAAACTGTTACTTTGTGTTCCTGTGCCGTTACCGTAGGCGGTATCATCGGCATAAAAAATTCAGTCTTCATCATCGACCTCCTCAAAATCTACACCGTGCCATTTGCGCGTTGTGCCGTCATATATCACTGCGTCCGACTGTTTGACTATATCCCAGACATACTTAAGAACTTCCGGCTGTTTGACGAGCCACCAGAGTGTCCTTGCTTTTCTGTAATCAAAATCCTCATCGGGAATCTTGTGAAACAGCGGCGGCATTTTTTTAGCTGCCTCGATTATAGCTTGTCTTGCTTTGCTTGTTTTTGCCATTTAAGTTTGCACCTCCTCGTGTGCGTCATTATTCAAAATACTTTCTGTCGGGCTACCTCTGCCCCGACAGAAGTATTGTTTATAATAATAGATTTTCCCTGACAGTGAAAATCTCGATAATTCACCGACTTTTTCACTCTGTAGGGAAAGTGAAAATTCTCGACTTTTTCACTGACAGTGAAAGAAATTTTCTCGACATTTTCCCTGTCAGTGAAAGTTTTCACTTCGACTTTTTCCCTACCTCGTTATCGTCAATCCAGAACCCGCCGTGCTCTTTTATGCGGTTTCGGACCGTCTTTTCGGTCACGCCCATATACTCGGCCATACCGGATAAAGTAACCTTGCCGTCAATCATGCAAGCATCAAATGCCGTTTCGAGCGATTCTTTACGCTCGTCCTTACGTTCCTTTTCGGTCTTTTTCTTGCTGAAATTCTTCTGCCAGCCTACTGCTCTGCCGTCATCGGGCTGTATGTCTTTTAACACGTCGGTCTTGTCTATACGATGAACGGGATACTCAAACCAAACGTTTACCGGCGGGAACTTCGGAAACTCTCGGAGCGTGCCTTCTATACGCCACGCTGTACGGCTCTCTGTGCGTTTTTCACACTTGGTAATGAAATCACACACATGCTTATAATCTGCGTCCGGCACAGCGTTTCTGAGTGCTTCACGCATCTGCTTTGCACTGCATATATCATCCTGTGAAACATCGTCTTCGTGTCCGCATTTCTTCAGCTGGTCATAGCATATCTTGCAGGTCATCTTGTCTTTTTCGTGCTTTATTATGCTGTCGGTAAGCTCCAGCTCCGTAAGGTCAAGCAGTGCATCGGGATCTCTTGCGAATACACCTGAACCCGAGGCTCTGTCCATTGAACGCTTACCGCCCTGTGCACCTTTTGAATGGTGATGGCAGTATATAACCGCACAGCCAAGCTCCGTGCACACCTTATCAAACTGATTGCAGAAATGCGCCATCTGATCGGCACTGTTCTCGTCACCGGTAATAACCTTATAAATCGGGTCTATGATAATGGCGATATAGTTCTTCTTGCTCGCACGGCGGATAAGTTTCGGTGCGAGCTTGTCCATCGGCACAGACTTACCTCTTAGGTTCCATATATCAATATTACTGAGATTTTGAGGTTCCCAGCCAAGTGTTGTATATACATCTTTGAAACGGTGCAGGCAGGAAGCCCTGTCAAGCTCAAGATTTACATACAACACCCTACCTTTGGTACAGTTCCAGCCAAGCCATTCTTTGCCTTCCGCTATTGCACAGCACATTTCTATAAGAGCATACGACTTACCCGCCTTTGACGGTCCTGCGATAAGCATTTTATGTCCCTGTCTGAGTATACCATCAATAAGTGGCGGTGCAAGTTCCGGAAGATTGCTCCACGCATCAGCCATGCTCTCGGTATCGGGCAGGTCGTCATTTACACTTTCTATCCATTCCCGCCACTCATCCCAACCGTTTTTACCGATGTCTGTATCAACTATGTACTGCCTGTTTTCACCACGCTGAACACCGGGAAGACGTGATAATCTTGACGGATTACGATTCTGCGTATCGGGTGACAGTCCGTTTTTCTGACATATCTGATACAGAAAATCTACACGTTTACGGTATTCATCGTAATTTGCGGCATCTACCTTTACAATAGCGTGCAGTGACTTCTTTCCGCTGTACACAAGCACAGCTACGGGCAGTTCAAGTTCGCAGATGATTGCGTGCTGTTTTTCTATATCTACATTGTCGCTTTCGACAAGCGCATATCTGTATTCGGTTACGTTTTCGTTTTTAACGCCTTTACCGTCAAGAGGGTTGAAACGTATCCACGCCCCCGCCTGAGTGTTGTAATCACCGAGAACAGAACCTATATCGCCGTCACACTGCGACAATGATTCGATAAGCTGACCTGCCGTGCGGTCATAATAGCCCTTGTTGGCAGGGATGAATTTACCGTCTTTTTCGTAGCTTTGCACAACATATCCGACATTTTCGCTCTGCTCGAATAATGCTTCAAGGTATCTGATTATTTCTCTGTGAGGCTGCCAGTCTGTCGGAGCGTTTATTTCTTTGCCCTCTATCCAGTTTTTGTTTACAACAACGTGCTCATCGTGATGTTCGTATGATATTTCATCGTCCCAGTCAAGCTCACGGTCTTCTCCCGTGCCGAACATCATTCCTCTGTCCTTAGCCATCTGAACTATGGTAGCGCCCGTGACAGGCGAGGAAGAACCGTTGAAGCTCTCCCATTTCTTTTCACATTCGCCTTTATGGTATCTGTTGTCATTTGCCGACCAGTTATCCCATACGGTAACGGAATAGCCCTCTTCTTTGAGCGCCATACCGACATTCACCCATTCCTGATAGGAAAGGTCTGACGGGCTTATATATTTAAGTGCTTTGTTAAGGTCAAAATCAAATTCCGACATCTGAATTATTCACCACCTTCGGTTCATAGCTTGCAGGATCTATTCCGTTCGGAACGTGCCAGTTGTTAGCCGCTATTCTGTCAATCAGATTTCTTGCACTTTCAAACTGCCATGTGCCGACGTGCTTAAAGCCCATGCTTTCGAGAAAACGTATCTGCTTCGGTGTTGTAAGACCGAGAGTGCGCCGTTTGCCGAGCCTGTCCAGCAAAAGCTGAGCTTTACCGGCGTTGTCGATCTCATCGGGGAATATACCGAGCTTTTCAAGCGTTGTTTTCTGCTTGTCCGACGGCGGAGAACACTCCCAGCCGAATGTCGGAACATAGGAAGATAAGTCTTCCGCCTGAATGCTCATTTCATACTGGAGAGGATCTACAAGTTTTCTCTTTCGTTTTTTCATTTCCGCAAGCTGTTTTGCAAGTGCTTCCTCACGCTGAGCAACTACATCTTCTTTTGCCTTTTCTTCTGCCTGTTCAATATCAACCGGCATACCTGCCGCCGCAATATTTGCGGTCATCTTTTCGGCAACTTCAGGGCTTTCACATATCAGATGTGCAGGACGGCACAGCTCGTGCCTTTCTGTGTGCCACAAAAAGTCAAGAAGCAACAGATCTTTCTTACCCTCACAAAGTCTTGTTCCTCTGCCGACCATTTGACAGTACAGCCCTCTTACCTTAGTAGGTCTGAGAACTATTACGCAATCGACGCTTGGACAGTCCCAGCCTTCCGTCAGAAGCATCGAATTACACAGCACATTATATTTACCGCTATCGAAATCAGCAAGAACAGTACCTCTGTCAATGCTATTTCCGTTGACTTCTGCAGAGCGGAAGCCTTTTTCGTTAAGTATCTTGCAGAATTTCTGACTCGTTTTTATAAGCGGCAGAAACACTACCGTTTTACGTTCCTTGCAATATTTCAGCATTTCATCCGCTATCTGATACAGATAAGGGTCAAGAGCTGTGTCAATGTCACTCGCCTTATAATCTCCTGCCTGAGTACCGACACCTGTCAGATCGAGTTTCAGAGGAATGGTGAGTGCCTTTATCGGTGAAAGATACCCTTCTTTGATAGCTCTCGGCAAAGTATATTCATACGCCAGGCTGTCGAATACCTGTCCGAGATTTTTCATATCTCCTCTGTCCGGCGTTGCCGTAACTCCGAGTACCTTTGCTTCATCAAAATATCCGAGTATCTTCTGATAGCTGTCCGAAATGGAATGATGTGCTTCATCAATTATGATCGTATTGAAATAGTCTTTTGAAAATTGTGCAAGTCGCTTTTCTCTCATAAGCGACTGTACAGAGCCTACCGTTATACGATACCATGAGCCTATACAGCTTTCTTCCGCCTTTTCTACAGCACAGCCAAGCCCACATGCATTCAGTATCTTGTCCGCCGCCTGTTCAAGCAGTTCGCCCCTGTGCGCAAGTATAAGTACCCTTTCTCCGTTGCGGACACGGTCTTCTGCGATTTTTGCAAAAACTATCGTTTTACCGCAACCCGTAGGCAGTACGAGCAGGGTTTTTGAATTACCCTGCTCCCACTGTGAAAGTACCGCTGTTTTGGCTTCTTTCTGATACGGTCTTAATTCCATCAGAATTTACCCGGTGTAAATACACCCGCCTGAGAGCTTGCAGGTGCCTGAGAAACAGTCTGTGCAGGTGACGGCTCATAGAATTTTTTTATTCTGTTAGACTGCATTTCTTCGCCGTTCTTGTTCTTCCAAGTATCTATGTACACCTTGCAACGACCTTTGGCACCGATGACGTTGTTCCAGTTCATGCGAAGCGGTTCGCCGTGTTTCTTCTGACCTATGCCGATAAAGAACGCCGAAAGAATACCCTCGCACTTGCTGTGCAAAAACAGATTATGCTGAATTGTAGTTGAGCCTTCCGGTGCATCTATATGAATAGATACCACAGCCTTGTTGCAAGGCGGCAGTTTTTCGCCGCCCTCATATCTCGCACGCTCGAAGCCTGTTATCGTAAAGTCGTAGTCACCTGCGGGAAGAAGCGTAAAATCGCTTTCTTTCTCAATTACGTCGTCCCAGCCTAATTCTTTTTCAAATTCACTCATATGTTATTTCTCCTTTCGTTTATCAGAACGGGTAAGCCTCGTTCTCATAGTCTGTCTGCATTTCCATTATCATTGCTTTTACCTGCTCCCATGCCCCGATAAGCACACCCTCGATAAATTCCTTGGGATAGTCCTTTATCGGCATATCGGCAGGGAAATATCCCTTGCTTGCTACTGCCGCTCTTATCTGCTCTTCCGTTATGTTGTTTGCTGTCATAAGGTCCGCAAGAGCTTTGGGTATGCCTGAGCTTTCCTGTGTTATTGTCGGAACAGGAGCCGACGTTACATTATCATTCGTGGCGGTTGTTGCGTTTTCTGCAGCTGCCACTTTTGCAACAGGTGCAGTCTGAACGGTAGCGACAGGCTGTGCGGCAACATTTCTTTCGATAATGTGCTTTATCTGCCCGTACTCCATCGGAATTTCTTCCGGCAAACCGTAACGATTCTTTGCGTCCCAGCAGGGATGATGTGATGTGTACATTATGCGTCTGCCGCCCTGTGCCTTATGCTTTTTGCCGTCCTTGTCAACCGCTACCGAAATAGTCTTGTAGTTTGCGAAAAGCACCATATCAGCCCATTCTTTAACAAGAGGAGATATAAGATTGGTTGTCTTCTTGCCGAGCTTCAGCTCCCAGCGGTCATAGCTTCCGAGCTCATCGGGCTGTTCAAACTTTCTGAGGATAGCGTGAGCCGTAAGTACAACGTTAACTCCGGCTTCAATAACATCTTCAAGCAGATTAAGGAACCTGCCGAACTCTTCCTTTTCGTATACATAGCCGTTGCCATAGCCGAAATCCTCGATACCCTTTTTGTCGTACTTATCGCAGATAGACTTGATGCAAAGCTGTTCCGCCCAGTCTATCGTATCAATTATAAGCGTGGCACAAGGCTTATTGAGCTTGACATACTCAATCTGACTCTTAAGTAGCTCCCACGATGTCGGTTTATCAAAACGGGCAACGTCCATTTCCTTTGTACTGCCTTCGGTGTCGATGAATAACGGATCGGGAAACTGCGATGCAAATGTTGACTTGCCTATTCCCTCAGGGCCGTATATAACCACCTTCTTGGCGGTTTCGATTCTGCCTTTAGTGATGTTCATTGTTGTACTCATCAAAATGTACCTGCCTTCCATGTTGTAGTTTCTTTCTTTTCAACCGGCTTTGAATAGCCGTCCTCGATTATGATACTGCACTCGTCACCCGTGCTTACTCTTGTGGCGATTGCCTGTAAGCCCTCGCTTTCAAGCCATCTGCCGAATTTGTTCAGCGTATCGGTATCCATCTGTTCCAGCTTGTCTATAAGAACAAATCCGCAATTAGGATTGAGCTTGCGGACAATTGCGGTCGCAACCTTGAGCTGCTCCGAGCCGGACATATTATCCCATTTAAAACCGTTGTATGTAAGCTCGCCGTTATCTACCGACAAGCCCTCAAGCGGTAAGTCTGCACCGTCAAGAAGATCTGTTTTAGCTTTTCTGACAGACTGTATTTCTTCGGTAAGCTGTATATACTGAGTTTTATACGCTTCAGCGTCAAGCTCAGCTTTTTCACGGTCAAGATTTGCACGGACCTTTGCGTTTATCTGCTCAATGTCTGCTATACTCCGTTCAAGCTCTGCCGTGCTCTCGTCTGCAAGGTCTTCAGCGTCACGATGTGCGGTTTCTGCGTTTGCCGTTGCCGTTTCAAGTCTTGCCTGTGCTTCTTCGTATGCCTTCCGAGCCAACTCAAGTTCTCTGTCGTACTGCTCTCTGAGCTGTCTTTTACGCTGATTTTCGCCGTTTCTTGCAAGAATATCCTGCTGCTGTCTGATAAGCTCGGTTGCTGACACAAACTCTTTCGGAGCATCTGCGAATACCGGCATTTCCTTAGCGTATTTCTTCTTCTGGTCCGCTATCTGACCGATAGTGTGACGCTGATTGTACAGCTTCTGTTCTTCGGTTTCAAGTTCGTACAGCTTATCGCCTACACCGATTATTCTGAGTAGCGTATCCGCCTTTTCCTTACTTGACTGACCAAGAAACTTAGGAAGATCAAGCGCAAACTGCTCTACAAATTCGTTGAGCAACTGCTGACCGCCCTTGTTGCCGTCCGGATCAATAACCTTGAGCGTACTGTTATTGCCGCTCCTGACTACCTTTATACCGTTGCTGAGCGTAACTTCCATGTGGGGCGGAATCACAGAGCCTTCCCGCACAGCCTGTGACGGTTTCAGCCTGTCACCGCCGAGTGCCCATGCGATAGCGTCAAGTACCGATGTCTTGCCCTGATTGTTCTTACCGCCGATTATCATAAGACCGTTCTCGGCAGGCGTTAACTGTACCGCTTTTACTCGCTTGACATTTTCAATTTCAAGCGAACTGATTTTTACTGACATTTGGTTTTTCCTCCTTATAACTTAGCAATCAAATCCCCGCACGCATTCAGAGCGGCACGGAAAGCCTTTATATAACTGCTGCGTTCATTTTCTGACGCATTGCTTACAAGTTCTAACGCTTCATTGAATTCACGCTGTATATTTTTCAGATGAATCTTGAAGATTTCTTTACTGTTGCCACTTGCTTCTTCGTGTGCAATCGATTGCACTTTTTTCTTTTCATCAGCAAGCTTTTTATCGTATTCCGCTCTTGCGGCAGCTTCGGCTTCTGCTCTTATTTTTGCAATATCCTCGACCGACGGTTCGGCAACTGCCACTTCAACAGGACGCTTTTCAAGTTCAGCTATCTGTAACTTCAGCTTTTCATTTTCTTCTGCGGTTCGCCGCATAGCATTTCCTGTATTGTCAAGCCGTGCTTGTAACGAATTGATTCTGCTGTCTTTATCCTTGTCACTGTCAGTTACTGATGTAAACTCAAAGCGTAATTGTTCGTTTTTATCGGTAAGCTCCTTTATCTTTTCCTTAAGCTCTCTCACTGACAGTTCTTCGGCTTTGCCGCTCTCTATAAGCTCCTCACGTTCCTCTTTGCCGAGAGATTTAAGAGCGATTAGTTTGGTACTGCCGAGATACGCAAGTCTGGAAAGGTCATCTATCTTGTACTGTTCAACAAGTGATATGAGATTATAAGCCTGTCTTTTTCCCGTCTTTGTGGCGTTTTCGCAGTATTCGGCAAAATCGGAATATCCGAGTTCTGCATAAAGCCGCCTATCTCTGATTTCCTTAAGGTCTATGGCAATCTGCGTTAAAGACTGAGCTGCAACCTGTTCCTGAATCATCAGATCCTGATGCACCGCCTGAGCCTGCTGATACAGTGTAAGCTGTTCGGTCATGCTGTTTTCCTCCTTTTATCGCTGAAAATCTTTTCAAGATATGTCTTGTAGCCTTTGATTAGATCTTCTACTTCCTTATTAGGTGCTATGTTTCGTTTTCCTCTGACCTGTACAATTTTTCCGTCTGCTGAGACTTCCATTGTATAGTACGGCTTGTCCGGCTCGGATTTTTTACGGATGAACATTATACTCAGAGCGCCTTTTGCGTGCCGTTCGGCATATCCGCCGACGCAATGGCTTAAAGCTTTACCTTCGTAAGCTATATCCGACAGCTGCTTCGGCTGTACTATCATCAGATTTCCGTCAGAAAACTCAAGCTGTTTGCGTTCCTCGATATGCTTTGCAAACTCCGCTCTTACCGCTTTATCGTGCTGATACTTGATAGTTGCCGACAGCCTTTCGTGCATTGCCTCAAAATTATGCGGAAAGCATATCGCAGTATCTTTTGTGTTGTATTTGAGCTTTTTACATTGGTCAAGGTAATCGCTGTAATCTCTTGTGTTTATTTGCTTATCGGCAAGGTATCTCGACATTCTTTGTGGTGTTGCACCGGTCGCATCTAAAAAGCGGCTCAGTGTCCCGTATTCATAGTCAAAGACCTTAGATATAAGTATCAGGTCTTCCGGCGTCACTTTCGGGAAATGCTCCTTATTTGCCCTATAAGCGCCGTATAAGTGCTCCTGCCCTTTGAGAACTTTGAACTCGGATCTTGTAAGACCGAGCATTTCAAGAAGATTATTACTTTTCCAGTTAATATAACTCGGCACTGTAAGTTTTGCCGCACCACTCCCGTATCCTGTATACATTTCATCGATGAGATCGTAATTCTGCTTCATCAGATACTCAAGATTCGGGTGTCGGCAGTACAAGTACAAGTAATACATCAGCAGCTTTCCTGCATATTTTTCATATTGACTGTAACGCATATCCGACCGGCTTATCGCCTTTTCGTTGATGATCTTATACGAGTTGTCAAAGCTATACCCGTATGAAGCTGAGCAGAAGACCGGCTCACGAAACTCTGAGCGAATGTCCCACCGCTTACCGTCTTCACTTCCGTACCTTACTGCTCCGTCTTTTGCAAACACATAGCGCTGTCGCTCGACGATATAACCGTTAGAATATCTGTGATACCCTCTTGCGAACAATTCCGCACCACGTGTCAGAAATATTATGTAGTTTGCCGCTCCCTTACCTTCCATTTTGCTCATCTGATCTGCTGTAGCGGTCGGAAAGCTGTGCATAAGAAATTCTTTGCGTTCTTTCTTCATATTGCACCTCAGAAGTCGAGCAGGCTGTCAAGGTCAAGCTGTAGCTTGCCGCTGTCTGCGTCTGTGGACGTTTCGCTGTTGCTGAATCCGCCGTCACCGAGATCAAGCGTCATAGTGCATTTGATGTCAGCACCGGGAAAGTAAAACGCTACAGCACGCTTGTATACTTCGAGATCTTCGAGGCTTGCGCCTGCACCTTTGACCGTTGCCTTGAGGCAGTCGGCAAAAGACTTGCCTGACTGCTCTATAGCCTGCCTGAACTCTGCATTCTGCTCGTAGAATTTGCAGATAGTCCTTAAAACAGCGTTTTTTACTTCTGTTTCATATTTGCCGAGCTTTGCGTCTGTCAGCTCGGCTGTAAGTTTTTCTTTCATATCCATTGACTTTTTCCTTTGCCAGTGTTATACTGGACTTGTGTAAAATTTGCTTTGCTCCCTTCGGGGAGCTCTTTTTTTACTCTTCTTCGATATTCTCAACATCATATCCGCATTCTGGGCAACACGGTAATGTTTCCCAAGCCGGCGCACCGTGACACTCGCCACGATACTCGGTGTAATGTCCGAGTTCCGAGGACGAGCCTGTCCAGTCGCAACGTTCGCATTTATACACGTTTCTTTCCTCTCTCTCTTAATTCGCATCTACATCAATCCCGGTGATCTCTTTGAAAATAGCCTTATCAAAATTAGGAATTGCTGTAATGATATTTTTCTGACGGGCATTCAAGGAACGCCACCAAATAACCGCACATTCGGAATTATCCAAAACTTTTAGATAGCCACCTGTTGTTTTCGCTTCCGGGTGTGCTGCCTTTTCTTCATTCGTCATATCATCAAGCCAAATGTATTCAATTACATCACCCGGAAGCTGATTTAGAAGATAACGGGCATCCGAATTTAACCAATCCTGATAAGTCCATTCAGAGGGCTTGTTGAACAAATGAATTTTCGGTTCAATCGTATTGAAACAACCGTTGGAAAAGTTGGTTTTGTTCCAATCGCCGCTGTTGCGATTGCCGCTGTTGCGATCGCCGCTGTTGCAATTGCCGCTGTTGCGATCGCCGCTGTTGCGATCGCCGCTGTTGCAATTGCCGCTGTTGCGATCGCCGCTGTTGCGATTGCCGCTGTTGTGATTGCCGCTGTTGCGATTGCCGCTGTTCCAATCGCCGCTGTTGCAATCGCCGCTGTTGCAAAGTCCGGTGCAGCCCTTTCCCATGTTCACGATTTCAAGCAATTCAGGCCACGGGATTTCACGAACTACTTCAAGTTTATTCGTAGCGCACTTATCGCCTTCTTCCGAAACTTCGCCGTAAGCTATGACTTCTGCAACCTTGTTATTCGGGTCGAATGAATAATAATTGAAGCAATCAGCCGCCTTTTTACAGAAGTGCATCCCTTTATTGCAAATAGACGGTGTAACATCTTCTTCAAACCTTCCTGGACAACCATACTGTTTGTCTTTACACGTCCAATCAGGAGTGAACACCTTGAACCCTTTAACAACTCCTATTTTACTCATTTTCGCTGTCCTCTCTTTCTCTGTATCTCTGCCACCTTCCTTGCCCGGCGGTAGTTTTGCTGTTCTTCCAGTGTTGCTTTCGCCTTCCAGGCAACATACTCGCCGTAGCTCATGCCGTGATTGGTGGCTTCTTTTGCGATTTGCTCAAGATCTGTCATCGTGTCCGCCTCCTATCATATCCCTATACCACTCCCGCATAAGCCATCCAAGCCCGTACCAGACCGCAACAGCGACTATTGCAACGGGGAGCATTTCGCCGCCGACCGCACGATAGCCCCTCTGGGCGTAAGCCAGTGCCGACATCGGTATGTACATCATCACGGCGGCAGAGGCTGTTACCCACAGCCGTAAGAGCTGGGCGAGTATGTAGGCGATTATTTTTACTTTCTTCATTTTATTATCCTCCTAATCCTAACTGCTGTAGCTTTTTGCGTCCTGCGGTCAGTTTGTCAATGTTTATCCCCCACACGTCATATGCAACCTCTGTGTTTACGCACAGAGCGTTGTAGCGCACGGTATCACGTTCTCGCATTTCGCTGATTACAAGCTGTTTAAGCTTGCTGATTCTCGCCTGTCCGAGATTACCGAACAGCTGTCTGATATCGGCGTTGCCTATCTCAGTCTTGCTGTAATATAGCCGTATCGCCGTGTCTACATCCGCTACCTGTGGGACGCGCACTCTGATGTTGTTCATTCTGTTTTCTCCTCCTCGTAAACAATTTCCGTGTGTTTCGCCGCGAAATTAATCATTCTTGTAGCGACTGTTTTTGTCGACAGCCCTGTTTCCTTTGCAATGTCCTTGACGGTCTTGTATGCCGCCTTGCTGACCATAACTCTCAGCTCCGTGCAACCGTCAGCAACAAATTTCAGCTTGTCCATTTAGTCCACCTCCTATACCCATTGCGTTAAGTTTGCTTAACTCTGTTCGCAAAAAAAATAATCTGGAATTTTGCCAACAGGAATGTCGAGAATCTGACAAGCGCGAGTTATCTCCGAATGGGAAAAATCGCTTTTTTCATTTAACTTATCAGATAGGGAAGCAGGAGAAATATTAAGCATATTAGCAAATCGTTCCTGCGTTTTGCATTTCTCTTTAATTTTCCCTCTTAATCTGCTGTAATCAAATGACAAATTATCACCTCTTTTCACTACGTTAAGTTTGCTTAACTGCGATAAGTATAGCATACTTAACTGAAGATGTCAACGCTTTTTTAAAAATTTCTTTAACTTTTTTCAAAAAAACTTGACATTTGCTTAACTTTATGCGATAATAGCGGAAAAGAGGTGATAAAAATGGTAGCTACTTTCAAAGAAAGACTTATAGAAGCAATGGAAAAAAATAACATGAAAGCAATTGACCTCTCTGAAAAAACGGGAATTAGTAAAGCTCGTATTAGTCAATATGTAAACGGAGTCTATATTCCAAAATCTAGATCAACTCTCGCTATCGCAAAAGCATTAAATGTTAGCGAAACTTGGTTAATGGGTCTAGATGTTCCTATGGAGAGAATAATTAGCAATAATAATACCGATTTACTATTACAGGGCAATTATAATCCCCTTGAATACCGTTCTTCATCAGATGTTGTAAAATATTTGCGTGAAAGTAAAAACATGACCCGTGCTGAATTCGCTTCAGTGCTTCACTGTACAGAGAAGACAATCAAGAATATAGAAGAAGGGCACAAGTTAGTCAGCATAAATTTGGCGCGCAAAATATCAAACTGCTTTGGACTACCGATGCCGAATACATTATTTTCGGCTACACTGTACGACAGATACCAGAAGCTTAACAAAAGAGATATTTCGATTGTTGATACACTCCTTGATCCGGACGAAGAAGAATATGTAACAATTCAAACCGCCGCGCGCGGAGGCGATGAACCCGGGGAAAAGAAAATATCAAAGAGCGAAGCAGAAAAGCTTTTAAGTGCAGCACCGCAAAACGACAAGTACGACTAAAATATAAATAAAAATCATCTCAAGGTAAACAATAACCCTGAGGTGATTAAATGGACTATGCAAAATACAAAAACGTCCGCAACGCGAGCTGGCAGTGTCTGCTTGATTGTAACATCAGATCATTGCCTGTGCCTATAGGTGGTATCTGCCGCATTTACGACATTGATGTTATTGATGATAGTTGCAACTATCTCAACAAAGATGAAAGCGGTAGAATAGTCCGCATAAACTCTGATATAGTAATTGTAATCAATAATACAGAGCCGAAATCTCGTTGCAGATTTTCAATTGCTCACGAACTCGGACATTTTTTACTCGGGCATTTAGGCGATGATGTAACGCAACTCAATAGAGCACGTACGGAAGTCAAGCCTGAACTTGAAACACAAGCAGATATGTTTGCGGCACGACTATTAGCGCCTGCATGTGTCTTATGGGGGCTTGATTTGCATACAGCTGAAGAAATATCCGAAGCTTGTAATATTTCTCTGCAAGCCGCAGGCTTTCGTGCAGAACGTATGAAAGAGCTCTATAGACGTAATCGCTTTCTTTCTTCACCATTAGAGCGCAAATTGTACGATCAGTTCAGAGATTTTATAGAGCAGAACCGCCGATAATAGCGGCGTACATACTTGTTATTCCAATCGCAAAATTAACAGCAGAAGATATTGTATATTGCAAAGAATGCGGTGCAAGCTACATAAAAGGTCAAGAGCCGGATATATGTACCGAATGTGGCGAAGATTTGAAGTAAACTACAGCATAGTTTATAAGGTTTATAAGGTCAAAAAACTCCCGACAGTAGTTGCCGGGAGTAACTTATAGCAAGGAGAAATGATATGCCAATCACGAAAACAAATAACAAGAAGGACGGTTTGCAACAGTACCGTGTTCGCATAAACTACGTTGATCAGTTCGGAAAGCCACACAACAGAGCAAAACTCGTTTACGGACTTGCCGAAGCAAAGCAAGCAGAGCAGAATCTGCTTGAAGAAGTCGGCAAAGAAAAGCCGGCAACGGCACGAATGACGGTACAGCAGTTGTACGATGAATACATCGCTACGAAGGAGAATGAGGTAAGAGCAACGTCACTTGTACCTATTAAAAACTGCCTTGTAAAAGGTACGTTGCCGTATCTTGCAGACAAACAACTCGATAAGCTGACCGTTCCGGCTTTGCAGACTTGGAAAAACGATATAGCTAAAATTGATGTATCAATCAGTACAAAGCAAAACTATTACGCAGAGCTAAGGCAGATGCTTAACTATGCCGTTAAGATGGGATATATCTCAAAAAACAACCTGACAATTGTCGGCAATTTTAAAAAAGATACGCAGGCTCTGCCGAAAGAGGCAATTCACTTTTATACACCGGAGCAGTTTAAAAAATTCATCGCTGTTGCAAGAGAACAAGCAGAAGAAAGGGATACTATAAACGACTGGAGCTATTATGTTTTCTTCTGCATTGCGTACTTTACAGGAGCAAGAAAAGGCGAAATTTATGCGCTGAAATGGTCCGATATAAAAGGGAATACACTCAGCATATCAAGAAGTGTAAATCAAAAAGTCGGAAGATTGGTTGAAACGTTACCTAAGAACAGCTCATCTATCCGCACACTACAAATTCCAATTCCGCTTGAAGCTATCCTTAACGAGCAGAAGCAACGACAAATGCAAGACAAAAAATATACAGTAGATTATCGTATCTGCGGAGGAATAGATTGTATAAGAGATAGCACTGTATGCAACAAGGGCTTTGAGTTTGCGGATAAGGCAGGATTGCCACACATCAGGCTACACGATTTCAGACACAGCCACGCATCTCTTCTTGCAAGCGAAGGCATCAATATACAGGAGATAGCAAGGCGGTTAGGTCATAGCAATGTTGAGATGACTTGGAACACATATTCTCACCTATATCCGCAGGAAGAAGAACGTGCTGTAGGCATACTCAACAAAATTTTTGAAACAAAACGGTCAAAAAACGGTCAGTAAAAAAATAAACCGCATTGTTATGCGGTTTATAAAGACTGTGGTCGAGGTGACAGGACTCGAACCTGCGGCATCCTGCTCCCAAAGCAGGCGCGCTACCACCTGCGCTACACCTCGATATTGTTATATGTAATTTTTATTTATACTCGGTTATATTCCCTGCTTTGTCCGCCCTCTTGCGGTTCCCGAATCTCTTCGGCTCAATAATGAGCCTTGACATTCCGACCGCTACGCCTAAAAACGCTCGCTTTTTTCTGCCACCGGCAGCGCTCGCGTTTTTTGCCCAAAGCAGGCGCGCTACCACCTGCGCTACACCTCGATATTGTTATATGTAATTTTTATTTATACTCGGTTATGTTCCCTGCTTTGTCCGCCCTCTTGCGGTTCCCGTAATCTCTTCGGCTCAATAATGAGCCTTGACATTCCGACCGCTGCGCCTAAAAACGCTCGCTTTTTCTGCCACCGGCAGCGCTCACGTTTTTTGCCCAAAGCAGGCGCGCTACCACCTGCGCTACACCTCGATAAAATCTAAAGTGTTTTCAGCTTAAATATTATATCACATCTATTCTGAATTGTCAACTGGTATTATTTATCTTCTTGTTGCAGATAATTTAACGTGAATTTCCAAAGTAAGTTCCACAATAGAAATTTGAGATGAACGTTCTCCAAAGCCACTGAAGCACCTTTACTATATAATGATTTTTCAAACAACATAGCAGTAATTGTTGTTATCTGTGACATGAATATGTTATTTCAATATTATAGAGCATATAAAACAAAGGACACTCGAAAAACGAATGTCCTTTACACTGGTGCGGGAAATGGGACTTGAACCCACACGCCAATACTGACTGGGGCGCCTGGGG